TCCTCTGCGGTTTTCAGTTGATCGCGGTAAACGCCCTTCTGTTCGGTCTGGCGCTTCTGGATTTCGGCCTGCCCCTTTTCATGCGCTGCGGCCACGCGGTTCTGGGATTGCTCTGCCGTCCATGACAGGCCGGGAAGCGTCTCGCGCACCCGAAGCGTGGATTGCAGGTTTTCCTCTGCCGCCTTGATATCGTCTGGATTGCCGCCCGCGACCGCCTGTGCAAGATCGCCCTCATACCGATCCACCAGCGCGCCGTTGCTGTTGCCCGCCCGCTGGAACGTGTCGCGCTGCTTTTCATCGACCATGCCGAGGAACCGGCGCTTGAACTCGGTGTCGAGGCTGGCGCGAATGTCAGCCTTCAGCATGTCCGGTGCGGCCTTCACCAGATCATCGACGTAGGAAGTCGCCGCCTGCTGGAACCCTTCGGGATTGAGCGCAAATTCCTGCGACATGTTCATCATGTCCACTTGGCCCTTGAGCATCACGTCCGAGGTGTAAGCGACCCCGGCCGCCGCGTTTGCGACCTGAAGCAATGGTCCTGAGAGGGGCGAGAACAGCCGCGCCGTCAGTTGCCCGTCGGCAGCACGCAGCATGGTTGGTGCGGCCATCGCGCCGCCAGAGGTGGAGACTGTGGTGGAAGGCTGCGCACCACCGCGCGCGCCAATGGCTTCGACATGCCACGGCTCATTTCCCAATGGGAACGCAAGGCCATACTTTGCGGCATTGTCGTGCGCCCACTGCCGCGCCTCATCGGTCCCAAACTTCAGATCGCCAGCGTTGCCGTGGCCGTGCTGTGATTTTCCAGGAGGTGCGACCCACTTCCGAGCGGCTTCCGGCGACCCATACTTCTTGAGGGCATCGGCCCAAAGTTCCGCTTGGCGTTCCTCAGAACGGTATCCAGAGCCAAGCTTAAGATTTTCCTTAATACCAGCGGGTGCATCATTGAGCATGGATTGCAGACCGCCACGGAACCCCGGCTGCATCCCTGAAATTGCATCAGGCCGAGCCCCGCCCTCGGTGACAAATTGGCTCCAATCAAAATCGTCGGTGCCTGCCTGCGACGGCTGCCCCATGCTGGACACCGTGACAGCACCCGCAGGATCACCAATCTGCTGCTTTGCAATGGCAGACCCCGCACCCTGACCGTAGGCCTCCATTTCCGCCTTAGCCGCAGGGAGAAGCTGGTTATAGGCATCCTCTGCCATCCCGGCCAAAAGACGGAAGGCACCGCCTGAACTTGGGGTGCCTTGGGTGAATGTCGAGAGCGGGTTGCCGCGAACAACCTTGCGAATTTCAGCCATGTGTCACGACGCCTTCCTGAGTTGGGCCAGATCGAAAAGCGATGGACCCGCCTTGAAAATTCCAGAGATTACGCTCTGCCCCGGCTTGATCGACCGGGCTTGCGCGGAGTAATCCGCCGCTTCCTGCATCCGCGCGCCGACCTCGATCCGACGTTCACGGTTGCGCGTGTCGCGCATGGCGCTGAACACCTCTGCCGTGCCGGAATTGGGCCGCTGCCCGTTGGCTGCCAGCGTGGCGCGCAAGGTCGACAACTCAGACCCAAGATCCTGCCGCGCCGTGGTGTTGGTCTGGTTTGCGCGGGTCTGGCCGATCTGGGCGTTGATCTTGGCCTGCTGCTTTGCTGCCGCAGCCTCGCTGGCCGCGCCAATACCGCCGAGGATCGGGGCCGCCGCGCTGAACATGGTGGCTGCTGTGGTGGCTGCTGTGGCGCCTGCCGCTGCGGTGCCGAGAAGTGGTGCGAGTGCTAGCATTATGCGGCCCTCCCGTGGTTCTCATGAAACCCGAATTTCACTTCAGCAGCGCGTCTGGCAATCGCGGCAGAGGTGACGCATGGGAAAAACCCGAGGTGAAGAAATTCACCATTGGCGCCAATATATGCCACCCACTTTTCTGAAGCCTTGTTCCAGCTAACGCCAATAAAGCCACTTTTGTTGTGCTTTGGTTTTTTTTGATTTTGATGGTTTTGAAAGGCGGTCACTTCCCGCAGGTTTTCCCAGCGGTTATCAGAGCGATTGCCGTTGATATGATCAATTTCTTCATCGGGCCAGCGCCCGGTCATAAGCGCAAATGCTGCCCTGTGCGCCGTGATCTTCTTGTTGAAGATCCCGCCCATTTTATAGCCGTGATTATTGACGTAGATAAACGCGGGCTTACCAGCAAAGGTCGAGTTCATTGTGCTTGCAGCACGAGTAGTTTTGAAGTGCGCGGCTGGACGTTCCAACCAAGTCAAAACGCCTGTTTCTGGATCATATGATACTGCTTCGCGCAGCAGTTTGAGTTCCACCCAATCTTTTGCACGCTTCATGTCTGTAATTCCTGTGTGACGGCCAAAATCTCGATCTTGCCGGGGATGGGTTTGAGAACTTCGATTTCCGGGTGATCGCGCATCCCGACGACGGAGAATTTGCACACCTTCGTTCGCAGCGCCGGTGGGGCGGTCAGATCATCGCCAAAGGCATAACCGCCAATGCTGCGGGTGTTCTTGTTCGCCCGAACCGAAAACTCGTTGGTATTGAGAACCGAGACGCTGCCGCGAATGACCCGCGCCTTCAGCAATCCGGCACGCTGGCTCTGGATAACCTCGACAGGCCACGGCTGCATGATCGTCGTGAACGGATAGCCGATGAAGGATCCATCCGGCATGTCCTCTGTGTCAGGGACGACGCCAGACGGCCCAATCGTGCGCCGGCCGCCATACCAGCCACCGCCCCAGAGCGAGACTTCCTCACCGATCAGGGGGGTGTTGACCAGCGTGTCCACCGTGATCGGAACGCCGTTGGCGGTCAGGGGAAGCCCATTGGCCGTAAGCTGGCTTTCCGCGATGATTTCAACGCAGCAATCCATCACCATGTCGTTGGAGAATTGCTCAAGGAACCGCTGCGGCGTGCCGTCAACAACGCGGTCGATCAGCCCATAATAGCCGCCGAAGATCGGGGAAATCGACTGAAACGCGCCTTCTGTCGTCCAGGGGATGAAGCCCACGCTGTCCGCTGCAAAGTCGGTGAACCACGACACCGCCGCCATTGATCCATCCGCGTTGACGACGAACATGTATTTCTCGGTCGTCTCTGCAAACAGCGAGGGGCCGCAGAGTTTGACCGGGCTCTTGATCAGGTGATCGTGGTAGTTTGAAATCGTGCGGACCGTCCATTTCAGGTAAATGTTGCCGTCCAGCAGGCAGGCTGCAATGGCCTGACCGGATGCCTCGACAAAGACCACGCCATCATCAACCGAGATTGGCTTGACCGGGCTGCACGCGCGCTTGTCAAAGGGGATTGCGCGGAAGGTGGACGGGGTGAGCGGGCTGTTGTTGTCGCGCACGTTGACGTAGTAAAGACCGCGATCCGAGAACAGCAGAAGGTCACCCGCGTTGATCACGTGCATGAACCGGGGCGCATCATCGCCACAGGTGCGGATGATCGCATCATCATCTTCAATGCCGGATTTGAAGTCCTGAATACTGCGCACCGACGACAGGCAGATCAGATCGGGCAGGATCGGGAAGTCCACAAATACCAAACGACTGGCCGCCGAGGATGCAGACCGGGGATACCCGCGTGCTGGCGAGATAAGCGGCTCATCCCACAGGTACGTCTCGACCGGGGGAATTTCGACCTTGGCGTCGACCTTGGCATTGGTGGATGGCCCGGTGATTTTCTCGTTGATATCAGGGCCATCAAAGAAATCCACGGTCGTTACGTTCACGAACAGACCGCTGATCCCCTCAACAATGCCGCTGAAATTGGTCGTCTCGCTGATCAGAGCATCCCCGATCCGCAGCCCGTTGACGCTGGTAAGCTTCAACTGAAACGCCGGGGGAAGTTGCGTGATCACCGTACCCGTGACGTTGGTTGGGTTCACGTAGGCTGTGATCAGGATTTCGCGCTTGCTGTAGCGGATGCGCTGCCCGACATAGGCCGCCGAGAACAGCGGCAGGGATGATGTGACCGTCACGTTGCCGGTGCGCGCCGAGGGGCGGATGCGGATCTTGTCCTCGAATGACCAGTAGGGTTGCGCCATTTCGCCGCCCGGCGCTGTGTCAAACGTGAACGGTTGATAGGTCCAGTCCCCCGCGTCATAGAGCAGTTCAAACACCCCAAGCGGGCCGCCGATGATGGTTTTCTCACGGAACGGAACGACATAAGCGTCAGAGGCCAAAGCCCACGGCACCGACGGCGAGGTGAATTTGACCGCGCCGAACTTGTCGATGATTTGCCAGCGATCATCCCGAAGCATGATGCCGAAGATCACGCCGCTTTCCGGGCGCAATTCGATCAGGTCTGTTCCCCAATCCGCGTTGGAAACCCATGTCGATCCGGGCCGCCCGCGCAGGGTCCGCGTGGCCGTCACCACCATGTTTTCCACACGGCGGCAGGACATTTGCCGGATTTCCAGATCATCCGCCTCAAGAAACCCCTCGCGCACCTCACCCAAGATGAAGCTACGCTGCGTGACAGTCTGCTTACGCACGGGTGAACCTCGCGCTAGAGAAGCGACCGGGCTTGTAAGGCGGCTTGGCGGAGCGAGACTTGGACGACGCGCCGCGGGCTTTCATGAAATAGGCTTCAGCCTGACTTTCCAGATCGCGCGCCGTGGCAGGCTCTTCCTTGAACCCGGCCAGCACCGCCTCAAGCTTTTTCTGGACGCCCCGCGTGAAGTTGGCCCCCCAGAACGAAGGATCGGCCGCCTCGACATATTCGATGAAGATGCCTTCCTCTGCCTCGGTGTGGACCGCAGAGCCGTCCTGCATCCAGCCGGGGAAAGACCGCACGCCGTCGGCATCCTCAGTCCAGAGGTTGCGCACATGCAGCGAGGACAGAGGCACCACATAGGCGTCTGGATAGCCGAACAGCCCATCTTGCCGCGAGAGCAGATTGGCTTGGCGCTTGCTGAAGACAAAGTTGCCATCCTCAAGTTCCGCCTCGACAATCGACGGCCAGTTGAGAAGCAGGAGACGCCCCTCATTCGTGCCCTCGTTCTCGGAAAGCAGTTCATCTTCACCCTGCGAAAGCAGAGCGGCGTTCAGGATTTGGAGCATTGAAAATTCGTGTGCCATGCCGCGCAGATTGCCGATCTTGGCCCGCGCGCCCTATGCACATTGATTATTGGGCGGTTAAGCCGCCAGTATGCCGATCATCCGCCACCACCAGCCCGCCCCTCCGCTGATGATGGCGGGGATGATCCACCAGCTTGTCACGATTTAACCTCAATCGCAGACGCCCCAAACGCCCCGGATGCTAGCGCGGTAATCGTGCAGTCATAGGTTGCTATAGCCGAGGCGAGTTCCCAAGCAACGAGGCAAGCCGTATCCGAAGAACTAGCCCCTCCTGTGTTTCCAACGTCCAGAGTTGTGGCCCCGCTTTGAGACAGAGTTTCGCCAACCGCACTGGATTTATAGCCAACGTAAAGCACGATGCTGTTGGCAGCAGTGGTCAGGACCGATGGCACCCGCGTGGTTGCGGTCGCGCCGATATGCGCCACAGCGCCTATCGAAGTGGCCCCGTCGATTTCCAGAACCTCCACACGGATGCCGTTGGACCCTGCCGCGCTGGTATCCTGCACGGTGAATGTGCCAGACCCCGGCGCGGCGATGAAGTGTGCCGTAGTCTGGTTCGCAGACCGTCGCCCGAGGGTGATCTGAGGCACAGATGTGCCTGTGCCAAATGCGCGGCCTGATGCACCAATCGTAACCGTCTGCGCCGTGTCTGCTGCGACGGCAAGGTTGTGGGTTACGAAAATCACCAGAGGCTTATTGGATGCTACAAATGTGGTGGTCTCGTATTGCGTGCCAGTCGTAGTATCACCGTGCGCTTCCAGCACAACTGGGTCAGCCAGCGGATAACTGGAAGCGACCGCGACCAAAGAGACGCTGCGGCAAACAGCGGCCCCAGAGGCGTTTGTGGCGGTATTCACCCGACCAAGATAGTAACCCACATCGCCCGCCACAGGCGTGTAGTTGCCGCTGACTGCCCCCGATATATCCGCCCATGTGGCGAAATCGGTGGTGCGCTGCCATTGGTAAGTTGGCACCGGATAAGGGTGCGCCACGAGGTAGCCATCGGTCGCTCCGATAGGGGTGCCTACAATCTGCGCGCCTGTAAGGGCTGGACGTTCCACCCAGATGGGTTTTATGGGCAGTGGTGCATCTGGGTTGACATAGTTCCCCATCGGCGGCGATGCCGCACTGAACACCTGCCCCGCCAGATCAAGGTTGAAATAAGCGAAGTCTGGGAACCACCCTTGCAGCACGGCAATTTCAGCCGCGATGCTTGCGGTTGCGGCGCTACGGCTCGGGCTTCCTATTTTAATTGATAGATCGCCTTTGGCCGTATCATTGTAAACGGCGGTGTGCAGAGCCGTTGTGTCCGTTCCAGCCGACGCTGCCAAGGCGGACCCTGATGTTAGCAAGTTATTGCGCCAACCATTTGTGATAAGGCGAGTTTGATCAACCGTCGCCGCGCCATGCAGGATGTTATTTTTCCCAGCAAACAAAACGGCGGGTTCAAATGACTTGCCTGTCGTGATGCTGTTTGTAGATGCCAAGGAGCCTTTCCACGGGGCTACGACTGTATTCAGCACATAGCTGTCCCCGTTGATGGCCTGTTGCGTGGCCGGAGAAAACCCTGTGCTGTGGTTTTGGTCGTTCATCCCGCGTCCATCCGTGTCGATGTTCGAGACTGGAATTTCGCAAAACCCCATAAACATGCTGGACGCTTCTTGGAATGTCAGAAATCCGTCACAGGCATAGAAGGCGCAAGCCCACCAGCCGCAGCGATGACATCCCTCATAGAAGTTCGACTTGTTCGCGTGGCTGGCATTGCCGCAGTTCAGGGCAGTGCAGAAACTTACCAGACAACTGAACTGTCCATAAAAGCGGTAGGGGGATTTTTCAGAGTTTTCGACGTAGCAGCGATCCATCCGGCCATTGTTCGCTTGGTTGCTTGTCGCCCAACCCTGCCCTTGCACAAAAATGCCGAACTGATTGTAAGCGTTTTTAACCGTGGTGCGCGTGATGCGCCAGTCGTCAATATTTCCAAACCAGATCGGGGCGTAGTCCTCGTTGACACGGTAGGTATCGGAGATAAAGCAGTTATCCACGACAATATTAGAGCGCTTTGTCGTTCCTCCAGCGCTGATGGCGTACTTACCGTCTGTTGGGGAGCCGGAACCAGAAGCCCCCCGGCAGATGAGGCCCGCCACCTCACAATGGCTGACGCCTTCCAAATTCACGCATTGGCCGCGGTTGCTAGCGACTTTAATTCCAGCGGCCATATTGGCGGAGTTTGCCGGATAGATGTAAAGCGTGCAGTTAGTTGCGTCGTCGTCGGTGAAGCCCCACTGGCCTGCTTTTAACGCGGGCAAAATGTTGCACAGCGCAAATTTATCAGATGCAATCTGCCCGGAGTTATAGCTTTGGGCTTGATCAGTCAGGTTGATTGTATCTGCCACCGCGTCCGTCCCAGCGCCGAACGAGAGAACCTTTGTGCGGAAAGTCTCATTGGCCCCGCCATAGAAAAATACATCGCAATTTTGAATTTGAGCAGTGCTGTAGAGCGAGGTTAGAGATGAAAGGCGATAGCCGGTGATCGCAGTGAACAGCCCACCATTGGCCAAAGCACTCCCGCCAAGTGGGTCGGTCAAAACTTCGTTGTTGACAAAAACGCCGGACACACCTGTCAGTCGGAGGGTTACGCCATTATTGGCGGCAATCGTTCCCGTCGCCCCTGATGTGGCTCCTGTGACAATCTGCCCGACCGTGAACGCGCCCAACATGGCATCATAATTCAGCGAGTTTGTCCCAAGCACCGTTGTCGTTGCCGTGAGCCAATCCTCGGTTTTCTTCTCCTGATCGGGTCGGGCTGGATCAGGAATGCGCGACATTGCCGGATTAAGCTTAACGCCCGCTTCAAACGGGAAAGCCGCGCGAGGGTCACTGCCCGGAAGCGTAGATTTCAGAACTGTTTTTTTGTAAATAGGGGATGATGCCACACCCAACACAGACCCCAACATCGTGGCATCGCTAACGCCGCATTGCGTCCAAAAGCCGATGGTTTCCGATGCGTCTACGATTACCTGTTCTATGCCGTAGCGCGAAACCTTCGTTCTTGCGCCAAGTGATCCGTCTTTCCCCGTGAAGTCGATAATCTCATGCAGCGTGCCAGCGCGGATTTTGACATGTTGGCCCGGCGTCAGAACGCTGTAGGCCTTTGCCCACGTCAAAAACGGCGCAGCGCTGGAACCGCTATTGGTGTCGAGGCCGTTCACCGGGTCAATAAACCAGTTACCAGTCGTCCCCATATCGGCAGTGGGATCATAGCCGCGCAGAATGGACGCAATGCCACCCCCGCCCGCCGCAGGGCGAATAGCGTTTATGCCGAAGCTATATCCGAACATGCTTAATACCAGCCCGTGATGCCCGTCGCCGTGGTGCCGGTCAGCAAGATCGCTGTGGCGTGCATGGGATAGGTTCCGGCTGGAAGGGCGTCCGTGATCTGATCAACCCCCTGCAAATCCTTCCAAGCCACGACGCCGCCCACATTGATCGTGATGCACCTGATCTTGGCGCCAGCGGCAAATGCGCTGTCAGCAGGGGTAACGACAAATGACCCAAGCCCCCCCATGACGGAGAGGTCGGAAAAAATGGGGGGGGTATATTGCATGATCAGATCCATCCATAGGGCAGCGCCAAATTCTCACCGGCCCTCATTTTCGCCTATGCACATAGGAAAAGGGGGCGAGGTTTCCCCCGCCCCCCTTGAGGACGCAGCCGACGAGGACCGGCTATCGCGTCATGCCTGTGCCGCCTTAAATGCGGCGATCTTTTCCGCATCAGCCTTGGTCTTTGGCTTCATCCAGTTCTCGGAATAGGCCGTCAGCAAAACAGTGACAGGCGTTCCGACTTTGACGATACCCTCAGGGCCAAGCGTTCCCGGCGCCGTGGTGACCACGTTGACCGTGAGTTCGCTTTCTGGAACATCGGGCGCCAGCGGTACGAGTTGTACCTCGGTAACCGCAGCGCCACCTTCGAGCGTCACGGGTGCCTTCATTGCTCAGTCCCCAAAGCTGCGGTGACTTTACCAGCCGTCGCGTTGGAACCGGTCACGGTGTAGCGCATCCCGAGGTATTGCAGCATCGTGCCGTCAGGCAGAATGCGGATCGGCAGCTTGTAGCCAGCGATCAGGGTTGCAATCGGAACCGCGCCAGAGGTCCAGTGAACCGTGGCCGAGGTCAGGGCCGCAGCCGCCGAACTTTCCAGCGAGAAGGTGATCGAGGTCGCGGTGGCAAAGGCCTCCGTCACCTGGATCAAGATCGGCAGTTCGTTGCCAGGGCCGAGGTTGCGGGCGACAGCCGCAGCTTCGCCAACGACAATGCCGTTGGCCGGGAATTCAATCACGTTCGTGGAGATTGCCGTCGCGGTGACCGCTTGGTTCTCGGAGAACAGAAGGTTTTTATCGAGGATCATGTGCGTGTCTCCTTACACTACGCGGGCTTCAGTTGCGAGAATGGCCTCAGTCTCTCGGATCGGGATGCCACGGAAGGTCAGCACCTCCTTGCCCTCGATTTCCATAAAGCGAAGCTGAAGTTTGGCGTTTGCAGCGGTGCCGCCGCCCATGCCCAGAGCGTCCAGCGCTTCAAGAATGGTGCTGTTGCAGTAGATCACCGAGCGACCCGGCATCGTGTCGTTGGTGACGCTGACGCCTTTGTTGCGCAAGCCCTGCACGCGGTAGTAGGCCGAGCGAAGGAACTTGAAGAGGTCGACGCTGCCTGCGATCACGTCGGAGGTGTCGATGTTGGCAACCCGTGCAACGCGGCGATAGTCGCCAAGTGCAAAGCCGCAGTGCGCGCTGACCTTTTCTTCTTCCACGAAGTAAGGGTTGCCTGCTGCGTCAAGAACGCGCTGGCGGCCCATATCTTCCTGCTGGATGCCGCCAGAAGTGCCCTGCGGGTAGATGCAGTTCAGGCCCGAGCCGCCCCAAGTGACAATCCAAAGCGAGGTGTTGTCCGAGCCGGTGCCGCCTGCGTCGATGATCTGACGGCCAGCGCCAGAGGTGGCGAGGGTGCCGAAACGCGGGGCCAAGCCTTTGGGTTTGCGGGCGTCGGTGGCCGGGTTGTGGTAGAACAGCGCCGTGACAAGTTCCTGCGCCATGCTTTCAATGTCGGCTTCGCTTTCCTGCGCACGGATCGCGGTGGCATTGCCGCCAGCCAGTTTCAGCAACCGTTCATCGACCGAAATCAGCTTTTCAGCAAACCCGGTCGTCTCGGTCACTTGTTGCGTGGTGGACTTGCCCTGCACGATGCCTTCATACAGCGCGCCCCAGCCAACAGCCGAAAGGCCAGTGCGGGTGGTGTAGATATGCTTCGTGCCGTCGTTGCATTCCATCATCGTGAAGTCGGTGAAAATGTCCTGCGCGGTGCCGTTCATCATTTCCATGATTTGAGCAACGTTGCCCTTACCGTCAGTGCGCTTGTAGATGTCAGCGAGGGTAAGGAATTTCTGCGAGAGAGTAGCCATGATGCCTCCTTAGCGAGTGGCTGTTTTGGGGTAGCGTGCCGCCAAGGGGTCTTGGGTAGCAGCGGCGGGGACGGGGGTTGGCGAAGTAAGCCCACGGGGGCCGATCAGCTTTTCAAGTCCGATCAGAGCCTTGGCACTTTTGGTGATGCCCATGAGGGCGGCGGCTTCGTCGGCGGGCAGGGCCGTTTCCAAAACCCGCTGAACAGTTTCGAGGCGCGCGGTCGCAACAGCCTCGGTGCCAAGGGTGGCAAACTCTGCGCGCTGTTCTGCGACTTGGGCGTTGAATTTCCCGGCCTCGTACTTCGCAAGCAGGGCGCCGATCTTGCTGCCCGCTTCTTTGGGGGCGCCAAGTTCTTTGAGGGTGGCGTTCAATTCGGCGAACAGGGGTTCATTCGCTGCCGGATCCACCGCGAAGGACATGCCATCGGGGATACCCTCAATCTTCAGATCGGCTGGGACGGTGAAGTCGTAGGCATCCGGCACTTCAGCCTTGGGGGCCAAGCCCTCGTAATGCGCCTTGAAGGCATCGACGTTGAGGTTCCCGCCTTCGCGGAAAGCCTCGGGGATAAACGAGAAATCGGGGGCGGCGGCTTGCTCTTGCGCCGGGGCAACCGCTGGGGCTGCCGGTGCTTCAGGCGCGGGGGCTCCGCCTGCCGGTGGTTCTCCGCCCGCCTGCAAGGTCCGCTTGTCGCGCAAGAAGTTGTTCAGTTTCATTGGACACAATCCTCCTAAGATCGTGCGCAATGAATGCCTGAGCATTCTTCGCAGCCAATGCACGCGGGTCGTCTAGGACCGGCACGGCTGCAAATTCAATGGATTTCTCAAGCAATTCCAACAGCATACGGCCTTCTGGAGTTGTCAGTGCCGCCCGAACCGCATTCCGAGCATCGGTGGCCTTATCCGGGTCAACGCCGTGCAACCACTGCAAATACTCAAGCAGGGGCCCCGGCTGGGGCAGCCGCAGCGGGAGGTGGTGCATCTTGCTCATCCTTGATTACGGTCAGGTCGTCGCCCGAGGTTTTGACGATGTTCTTCATGGTTTTCACCATATCCACGACTGTTCCCGCCTGATCTTGCAGCAGGGTCACGGCCATGTTCAGGTTCGACCGGGCGATCATCACCTTGTCTTGGTTCTGCGCTTTCTGAAGCGGGCTTATAGGCATGACGGTGATCGAGTTGCCGTCATGTGTGATCGCCTCTGGCATCAGCTTGGATTGCACCGCCAGATATTCGACGCGCTGGACGAGGGAGAGGATCAACTCTGACCACAGCGGCGCGGATGGCTTTCCGAGGCGCTGTTGGACGCGGCGGCGTTCATCCACCCATTGCTCTGCCGTCGGAGGGGTGTCGCCGCGCTGGCGGGGGCCGTCCTGATAGAAAGTGCGGCGAAGTTTGCCTTCCTGCTTTTCCTCGGTGAAATACGCCTGATCGACGTTCACCGCATTGTCCAACGTGAAAATCGAGTTCCTGTCGAAGCGGGCCGACGCCGGATAGGCACGACCGGCCTCAATCCCCTCGGACAAATCAAGCGAACCGTCGTCGGCATAGATGATGGTATTGGTCAGGGCTTGATCCAGCGCAGACATAACCACATCAGCGATTTCATTGGTGACGCGCAGATCGGGAAGCGCGCGAATACCCGGCCCCCTGCCCCACGGTTTGCCTGACTGCGGGTTGAACCGCCCAACAAGGAGCGGGCAGGATCCGGCCATCGGGCCAAGATCAAGCGGTTTTTCCGGCGTGATGCGTTTGCTGTCGATGGTGATTTCGCAGCGCCACTTCGGATTTCCGGGATCGGACCAGTCCAGCCAGAAGCCCCAGACCACCTTGCAGGTCTGGCCGGGGGTTTTGATTTTGCGCTGAAGCGGTTCGTCGGTGAGGTCTACATCCTTCCAGCCTTGGAACAGTGCGGGAAGCGTGTCGGCGCAAACCTTCGCCTCGCGGAAGCGGTCCAGATAGCCAAGGTGGCCGGGGGTGATCAGCAGTTGATGCGGCTGGATAACCTCAAAGTGGATGGGCTGGGTGAGGTGCGATTTCTGCACCCAAAGCGCGATGGTGCCGTGGGAAGCCGCCTCGAAAAATCCTGCCGGTGCCACGTCGTTGTAATTTGACGCGGAAATTAGGTCGGAGAATTGATCCTCGCGGGCCTGAACCAGCTTTAGAACGGCATCCTCGGCATCCTCTGGGATTTCTGCGGTAACCATGTATTCCGCCCACTTCACCTCGGCCGGCGTGTAATAGGTCACCAGATCGCCCGCTAAATCAGCGGCAAGTTCCTCACCAATCGAGATATAGCGCTGGGTTTCGCCGGGGGTTTTGCTGTCGGACAGGTTGAAGTCAAATTCCCTGCCGGGGCAGCAGAAACTCAGGCATTCCTCGATATCTGGCTTGGCCGCATTGCGCCATTCCTGCGCCGCCTTATAGCGCGTGGCAAATTCCTTTCCTGGCTTCACAGCGTCATACTTCCTGAAGCGCGGCCGCCACCAGACCCTTGCCCACCTGTTGGAGGCTTGGCGGCTGGTCGCCCGATGAGGTTGAACAGGGACATGCCGCTGGCGCCGCCGTTCATGCCGTAGATCGCGCGCAGATCGGTCGTCAGTGCGGAAGCGTTGCCTTGGGTGGCCTTGGTCAGTTCGACCTCGGACATGCGTTGCTCACGCAGACGTGCGGCTTTCGCCTTCGGATCTTCTTTCGGTTTCATGGATCACCTTTGCGCCGTTTCGCAGCAATTTCCGCTTCAAGGTGCCCGGCAACAATGCACGGAGCCCAACAAGCGAGGCGCAGACGGCGGCACAGGTCATAATGCCATGAGAAGGGATACGCATATTCGGGTCGCCGCCTTCGATCTGAAGGATAAGGGCGCAGAGTTCAGAGCGGGCTTGCAGCATGTCCATCACGTCGTCATGGCGATGCTCAAGTCGCACGATCATGCCTTTGGCTTGCATGTCGAGGAAAACCCAAGTGCCATCTGCATTTGGCCCCCACGCCTCGCAATGGCCGAACCACAGGCGGGG